TCAGGCGTGCAGCTCGTAACGGTGGCAGTCATCTTTACTGGCAAGGAAGCCCAGGAAAATAGCCACAGCGGCGTCGCCGTGACGCTTGCGGCCATCACTGCCTTTAGTACGGGCATCGTCAATACCGGGAACGCCACGCAGTAACTGAATGGCCCCGAGGTCATTGATCACATCTTCATGCTTCGGAAGGATCAGCTCATCATCTTCAAACGCCGCACGGAAACGGGGCATGTTTTCGCGGTAGAACGCCACGGACAGCATCACCTGTTCCACCTCGTCGCCGTATCGTTCTGCCGCCTGTTCTGCCAGATACTGACCATTACCCCGCGCATCCATTTTGATACCGTCACGACGGGGCAGACGATCGCAAAGCCAGAACAGCACCTGCTCCTGCTGTTTAAACGGCACATTGGCAAGCTCAACCAGAAACGGCACCTCGCGGGTGGTGTCGTCGTTCACCGTCACCGGGGCCAGCACGGTCAGGTCACCCGAACGCGCAAAGTCTTCCCCCAGACAGTGGCGCAGATTCTTCGGGAGTTTTTCCAGCTCAGGGCGCACCACCGTTTCCAGCCATTCCCTGATCTCTGCCCGGCGCTGGCCTTCCGTCAGTGCGTTAAATTCCGGTGTGCCGGTAAAGCGCAACACTTTTCCGGTGCCACGGGCCGCACGTTCACGCAGTGAGCGGGGGATATACGTGCCGCCGCCGTTTTTCGGGACGCAGTAATACTCCTCCAGCGCATCTTCGCGGGTGGCGGTATTTCGCAGCAGGCCTTCTTTCCATTCCACCTCGGCTTCCGGTGACCACACCATGCCGCGCACCTGACAGATACGCCGGTACAGCCCGTCATTACAGGCGTCATCCAGCGTGATGGTGTGAATACGGTAATCTTTTTTGCCCGCGCGGCTTTCCTGAATCAGCTGGTTAAACGGGTTGTCCACGCCGTCATGGGTGGAGATAAGGCGAACCTTACCGCCCCACGTGGTCAGTGGTGTGACCGCCTTGAGTACCTCATCCAGCTTTTCATGAAACGCCGCTTCGTCGATGGTGACATTCCCCTGCATCCCGCGAATGTTGCCCGGATTACTGGACAGCGCCTTGACCTTAAATCCGCTGGCGAAGTACACGACGAACGTCAGAATGTCCTTGTCTTCGTCGGTGATCACTTCCTCGCGGATTTCTTCCGCGGCTGCATTAAACGCTTTTGCCCACATCGCCACGGCGTCGATAAATTCGCGGGCCATCTCCTTGTTCGAACCGATGTAAAAGTGATCGCGCCCGCCGTTTTCCTTCTTCAGTGATGCGGTCAGTGCCGCATCTGCCGCTTCCGCCCAGGTTAAACCGGTACGGCGGGATTTTTCGGCGATTTTCAGTTTTGAATCATCCGCCACCCAGCGTTTCTGATACGGCAGCAGAACATCGGATTCACTGAATGCGTTCATCTGTGTCATACACTAATCCCCAGAATTTCACGTTTGATGGTGTCAGCCGCACCGCCTGACAGACCGCCCGCTCTGACCAGCTCTTCGGTTTTCTCTGCCATTTCCTGCGCAAACGCATCGCGGATTGCTTTTTCGCGTTTATGGCTGGTCATGGCTGCCGCTTCCAGACGCTGGGCAACCAGCGCCAGTTGCCCCAGCGCCTTCGGTGCAACAGGTTTGTCGTCTTCTGTCATCGACATGGACGTTTCAAAGGCCAGCGTTTTTACAAACTCCATCAGCAGCCTGCCGACGTCTGACGTCGGCGCGGAACCCAGCTTTGCCGCCCAGACTTCGGCCATTTCGCGGGAGGCACGGATTTTTGCCCCGACTTTTTCCATGCGGCTGGCATAGCGGTTTAAGCCCGTCCGGCTTAACTGCATCTCCCCCGGCAGGTTGTGTTCGTCAATCAGGGCATTGATGGCTTCGCGGATTTCTTCCTGCGTGTGCCGCTTTTCCCGCAGCATCTGGTGTAACTGCTCACGGATGCTGTCCGGGAGTAAATCCACTTTGGAAAGACGGCCACGGGTGGGGCGTTGTTCATTTTCCATCTTCTGTCCTCTGTGTTTTCAGACCAGCGTATATTTCTTCACGAACGGACTGAATATCCTTACCTGGCAGCTTCCACAGCCGCGCATATGCCGGTGATGAACGCAGGGCACGTTTCACGGGGGTATCCGGTGCATCCGGGTTCCAGGGCTTTCCTGTATGTTTTTCGTATGCACGGACAATGGCGTTTTGCTCAATGTCTGCCAGCACAAGGCAGTACGCCAGCTGCCGTACGACGGCCCGTTCTCCACGACTTAACGGCTTCAGTTTTCGGGCCATGTTCAGTCCCTCGCACGGGGTTTTTTAACGCCCGGCACACCGGACAGGCCGTTTGCCACATCCTCGCCGCTGCCGGTGATTTCAGCCACGTAACAGCCGCCCACATCAGACAGACGAACCAGCCCCTGCTCGCGCAGCCATGCAAGCTGGGTGCGCACCACATCACGGGATACCTTATGACCGTAGGCCTGAAGGCAGGTCTGCAACACGGATTCATTCGCGCTGTCGCCACAGTCCAGCAGGGAACGCAGCAACACCAGACGACGGTCTTCAGTGAGGATCTCTTTCATCGCCATTAATTTTTTTCCTTTAATTCGTTCTCTAATAACAAATCGCTGATGCGGGATACCTGGCGGATGGATGGCCCCAGCTCTTTGATTTCACCCCGCAGGTTGCTGATATCCAGTTGCAGGCGGTGAAATTCATTGCGGTCGGGTAGCTGATTCACCAGGCCTTCCATCACCGACACGCGGGAACGCAGCGAATCAAACTCTTCGCGTTTGACGTAAGTCTTCGCCAGAATCAGCTGAATCAGGTTTATTGCTGTCATCAACAGCGCCCATAAAACAGGCCAGTTGGCCCGGATCACTTCCCAGGACACGTCTTCCTCCTGCGTTCCCGCGCCTGCTGGCAGTCAATACAGGTCACCACATCCGGCAGCACCGCAATGCGCTGTGCCGGAATAACGTTACCGCAGTCATTGCAGAAGCCCCGACTGTGGGGTGCTTCTTTTATCCGCATCAGCCAGGCGTTAACGACGTCCTGACGTTCGTTTAAAACCACTTCACTGATGCGGTCGGTTTCATCGGTCATTTCGGCCCCGCTGATATTTTGTGACAGCTCGATTTGCTGTAACGGGCAAAGCCGTCAAGGGTTCTTACCCCGAGATAGCCCAGCGCCGGGGTAAACAACATCAGCGTGATATCCCAGTCCGGTGACGGCATATGCAGCGTGATACCGTTCGCACCGGCAACCGCACCGGCAATCTGGCCACAGGAGAGCAACAGCACATAGGCCAGACTGCTGTAACAGGACAGACGGGCCAGCAACGGGCGCGTCTGGCGCACATAGCTGTCCGTGGCGTTGTCACCGTTGCGGATGGTTTCCTGTTGTTCGTGGTGAGCGGCCTGCTGGTCAGCCAGCACCAGCTTCTGCCGCTCCACCTCCAGCTGTTGCAGCTGGACTTTCAGGGTTTCCAGCTGCACCAGTTGCTCCGGTGACAGCATCACCAGTTTTTGTTCCAGAATGCGTTGCTGTTCAGCCACCGGCAGGCTTTCCCGGACGCTTTCCACCATACCGGCCACCGAGTCAGCGGCGGCAGATGTGCTGCCACCAAACCAGCGCCCGACGGAACGAATCAGCCCCGGCCCGGCTTTCAGCAGAACGGAGGCGATGCCTGAAAGGGTTAACGGGTCCATGAATCCCCCTTATGAAAACGGCGCTGATGTTTATAAAGTGCCGCACAAAAGATACCGCCCAGCCAGAACGCCAGCTGATAAGGCTCCTTCAGATAAAGAAGGCCGAATGTCAGCATGAAAAAACCAACGGCCCAGACCACCCATGACCACACGACAATTCGAAGGGAGGCGGCCCGGAAACGCCTTTTGGGTTGCAGGCGATAAGGTACGTTGCCCAGCTGGAAACTGTGAATCAGGCAGAGTGTCGCGCCGTATGCCAGCACCATGACTGCAAACGCCTGCCATCCGGCAAAACAGCTCGCCAGAAAAAGGACTGCCGACAGCCCCAGAAACGACCACTGGCACAACATAAAGCGGGAGTAAATAACGCGAACAAAAAGACTATTCATTCTGTACATTGAGTTTTTCCTTGTACTTCTGGCACTGCCAGAAAATGTCCCGTGTATCCACGGTGTTCCAGCCACGCATGTAGTGGCTGGCGTGTGTGCCGTCATGGCCGGTATAGTCCAGCGGTTTCGGAGGCGGACCTCCGGCCATACGGTGCAGAACCTCCTGACGCAGGCGGTCGCGTCGCCCGGCTTTCAGTGAGGCATCCCAGCCTTTGCCCATATCATCCCCGCGTGACGGACGACACGTTGTCGATAATTTCCAGACAGGCGTCGGTCACTTTCTCCATGCGGTTAAACCAGCCGTTCAGGTATTTGCCCTGGGCAGGTTTGGATTTGATGATGTCGGCATAAAAGCGGGAACGACGGACAATGCAGCGGGTCAGCAACCAGTCCGGGGTGGACAGGCTCACTGCCTTACGGGTACGCGGACCGATGATGCCGTCAGCATCCACATCAGCGGCTTCCTGCAAAATCCTGATAGCTTTTTTAACGCCATGCTGAACCGCCGCATCGAACACAAACATCGCCACGCCATCAGGCCACTGGTCACATCCGGCAGGCAGCCAGTAATCGCGCCAGTAAATCTGCGCGACCTGTTCGCGGGTTAAATCCCTGATGCGGGTATCCGGTTTACCGTCGCCGCTGACATCGGTTTTGCCGTCAATCACACCGTCGCGGCGGTCAGAAATGCCGTATCTGGTTTCGCCGCCACGGTCAGTGGGGTCATTGACATAGACGCCTTCGATATCGGGACGCAGAATAAAATTCAGCGCATACTCAAAGGCCGGGGAGAATTTTTGATTTTCCATAAAAGCACCTGTGAAGCAGATTTAAGCGTGGTCTGCTTCATGGTGCCGGAGGCATAAAAAAAGCCGGATTTACCGGCTTCATTGATTAAGGACGTCGTGGCGGACGACGAACGGGGTGAGGCAGGTTCGGGGAGTGGTAAAACAAATCCGGCTGGTATTTATTACACTCCAGACGCCGCATCCGCTTGATGGCCTTGTAGACGGTTTTATACGTCACCCCGTAACGCTGAACCAGTTCAGGAATATTATGGCCGTTAAAATCACGCCAGATACGCATATCCCGGACAAGATTCTCCAGAATATTCCCCCTCGGAACATAAACCTGCATCCCGCCGATATAGCGACAAATCGCCACAACCAGCTCAAGGGAATGGGCAGGGTCTGCGCCAATCCGGGCCAGCTCTTTACGCAGCAGTGCGTTCAGTTCAGAAAGTAACGCCGGATAAGCCGTGTTTTCCTGGTAATCGTTAAGGTATTCCAGAACGCTGTCGTCCCGGAAGTCTTCGAATAAATCCTGCTCTTTCATCTGTTTCATACAGCAATTCTCCCGCTGTTTCGTGCGCGGGCATATGCACTGGTCAGTGCATCATAGCCGCGCAGCTTCCGCCCGGTTTCGCTCACAGGTAAAGGCACACCATGTCGGGCAAAGGCTTCCCGGATGCAGCGCATATGCCACTGTTTGAGCGTTTCGAGCACAACATGCAACGATTCCCCGTGACACCAGGCCAGCGTGGAAACACCCTGACCGCCATTACGTCTGGCCGTCAGGCGTTCAACGTATTTGTCCAGCGCGGCGTCGCTGATATCGGAGACGAAACCATCAAGAAACATCTGCTGCCAGATTTTATAAATCTTCTCGCGCGGTGTGACATGCCCTTTAAAGCGACGGCGGGGATGTTTTTTCTGTTTCTTAAAACCGCGCTCTTTCATGGCATCGAGCACACGTTCCAGTTGTGCAACGGACAGCTCGCGGCAACTGGTTTTGCCCGTGTGCTGCACCAGAAAGGCGCGGTAAGTGTCATCGTCGAGTTGTAGATCACGACGGGCGACATGAATTAATTTAATCAGGGATGTGCGATTCATTATCGTACCTCCAGAAAAGGGGGCGGTGCGGCAACACCGCCAGAATCCACTCACTAAACAGAGGAAACTTTTTATGAAAAACAGTGAACAGCCTTATGATGTTGCAGGGTATGTCATTGCCTCAAGGTTGCTGATACTCCTTGTCAGAAAGGGGCTAATTACCGCAGAAGAAGGCAAAACGATCCTCGAAGCCGCAGCAAGCGGAGCGGCAGAGGCTCCGGCATTGAGAACAACGAATAATCCCATCCTGCAAATATCACAGCTAATCACTGATACCATCAGTTTGTTAGACCAAGATTCTGATGAATATCAAAAGCCTCAGCCATCTGAGCATCCGTAAGAATATCTTTATTTGATAGTCCCAGCCTGCGACGAATGTATTCCTCGCGGGCTGCTTCATTTTGTAGCGCCACGGCAGCTTCCACCTGGTTCATTTCACGGTTGATAATGCTCCGGACTTCTCTGGCGGTGAGGTCATGCTCAATACCATATTTAACAATATCATGCATACGTTCCAGCATCCTTAAATTAGCCATGACGTCATCAATATTAACTGGTGTGAATTTCATTTCTTTATTCTCTGGTTTATTCATTTCGTAATACCTCTTCGCAATAAAAGATTTCATTGGGATAACGTTTTTGTATGCGCTCCATCACCTGCATACATGTCTGCTCTGTGGGCCAGATTTTTTTCCGTTACAGGAATGGCATCGCAGGCATCATTTCCGCAGGTGCCAACCAGCAGGACAAAGCCAGTTGACTTAATCATGCTCGCTGATTTCCTGTGTTTCCGCCGGAACCGGTGAATAATCAAGAATGAGATAGCGCAGGACGTGGTCGGTGATATTCCAGCCACTGGAGCCACAAATAAAACGACCCAGCCGGATATCGATATAAGCCATCACAAAACGGGGCATTCCCTGTTTACACATCTCGTCATCCACTTCAGCAACGATGTAAACCGACTCGCAGGTCAGTACGCCTGTCGCAAATTCTTTTGCCAGTGCCGGAATGGCATTGCCTTCCAGCCAGGGCAAAGAGCGGCGGAACGTGCACCATTGCGCACCATCAACATCGGGGTGCTCCGTTGAATTTCGCCCGGCAGGCGGCTCTGCCCGGGAGCGCGGAACGTCGTAAAAGCCGTTCAGTTCAGTCAGCACTCCGGCATCAACCGCATCACGCAGGAAATACACCATTGCAGAGACCGGCATCCTCATTTGTTCCGCCAGAACACCACAGGTCAGACGTCCGTAAGCCCGTAATAATGTGCTGACACCGTTCAGAACTTTTGCATCAATCACCGGTTATTCCTCCGTCAGTGCCACAAATTCAGAATGTTTAATGCGCTGGCATTCGGCAGGAACCGGTCCCTTAACCTCACCATCCAGCAGGCACACCTCAAACAAAATGCCGAATCCGTCACGGCTGTGGTGCATCGTCCAGACTGATTTGAGATCAAACATGTTGGGTACAACATCAACCCCGAGTTCATTACACAACCAGACCGGGAATGTGGGATATTTCCGGAGTTGCTCTTCATGTTCCTGAATAAGCGTCGCATTGTTTCGGCCTTCCGGTGTTGTTATATCCGGTACAACGCCATAAAACAGAAATCCACCAATAAACAGTCCGTCTGATTTACCACGCCATAATTCCGGCGCTAATTGATTCATCCAGATACATTCAACCCGTTCATACCCTCTGTTACTGACAAGGGAAACACCGTCTGCGCCAAACGCACGCTGCAATGAGCAGATGATTTTGTCACGCTTAACAGAAACATCTTTCAGCCAGCGAATCGTATAAGCGTTAGCGGCTGTGTCACTCAGTTTAAAATAAGCACATGCTGTCATTTTCATTCTCTCCGGTTCTGATTCAGGCGCGAGTAGTCCCCTGACGCATCGCGCCAATAATTAAAAGAATGTGAATTAATTAAATATTAATGGTGGTATTAAATACCGGCATCCTGTTCAAACGGAATAATGGAAAAATCTTCAATTCCCGATTTAACCGTAATTCCGGCAACACCTGCGACGGCTTTTGGTTCCAGTAAAATCGCCTCCTTGTTGATTTCCTGCTTCGTGCGAATAAAGCGTTGCAGGCCAAGACGCTCCAGCGTTTCCATCACTGCATCCACACCGCGAATACTTACTGATGGTGGGCGCTGACGCCATGACACATCACCGGTTACCAGGTTTGCCGTCTTCACCTTGCCGCCGTTCGTCAGTTCGTCACGGTTCGCTTCACACCATCCCTGAACGCCTTTTGAAAGGGTTTCGATACTGGTTTTAAGCGGTGCAATCTGTGAGGCGTATTTCTCCGTAATCTCAGCGATAGCGTCATTCATTTCCGTTTCAAGTCGTGCTGCTTCGCGTTGCAGGTCCCCAATCCGGCGGATATCACATACCACGGCATCGCGGGATTGCGGAACATAAGCCGCTGCGGCGTTCCTGATTCGTTTTGCGGGTTTAGCCATAAATAAAGCTCCTGTTAATTAATATTCACCGTATACAATGCCGGATACAGCACGATTGCTTAATTCCATCTTTTTGGCTGTCACATGAATAGCCAGCCCTTCTTTATAAAGTTCACGGCATAAATATTTGTCGTGCTCACTGACCCGGTATGCACACAACGATATTCCGTGCCTTCTGGCATGTGCCTGTAGGGCGGTTGGGGCAACTTTCAGTTTTTCGCCATTTCCTCGACGGTCATTTTTCCGACACTGGCTTCGATAAATTCCCGGTCTTCGCGTTGACCAGCGTTTACGATTACACGTCATTCCGGTCACCACTCAGTACAACAGAGGCTCGCGCAGTGATGCCGGAATATGCCGCAGCGATAACTGAACCGCTTTCAGGGCAAGCGAGGAATAACAGCAGCGCGCCCAGCCTTTTGCCATTAACCGGTAATCGCGCCAGATACGCTGCCACATTTCACGGGCTTTCGGGTCTGGCGCGCGGATGTATTCGCGGTCCATGACGTATTCCCATAAATCCACATTGAAGGCATTGCCAAACGTAATGGCGCGGAATACCGCCTCTCCGCAATAACGCGCACAAATGCTGTAATGGTCAAATGCAATCAGGTAAGTCTTTTCGCCATACCCCTCAACTTCGCGCGCACAAATAAATTCGCGCAAGTCTCCACCATTGTTATTACGCTCTTTAATCCGAATTAATGCCCGGATTTCATTTCGGATTTTGACGTTCATTGTCAGCGTTCCTTTCAGTGGCATGTTTTTTCAACAGCCATTTCAGTGACACGGCCACCGGTGATGACACTATCGTTTTTCAAAATCTCGATAGCTTCATGGGCTGACTCATTAATTATTTTCTGGCTTTTATTAAGCACCAGTAACGCCACCATGCCAGCAAGTGTACCCTCATCACCGTCCAGTTCCGCACTACCGTCCACCGCAATGCTGGTGCGCAAATTCCGTCCTTTAATTCCAGATACTGTATTTTTAATTTCAATAATTACTTTTGCCATTTTGTTATTCCTCACAAATAAATAAGCCGTTATTAACGCCAGATAATCTGGCAGCCATTAAGGCGGGCCGTCCATACTGAACGGGCAACCCCTGATTTATGCTCCATAATCCTGACAGCGTTTCTGACCAGCTCCGGTGGTGGGCAGGTGATTTCAAGTACCGGACGCGCCACGCCGAGATATGATTCATTTACGTGACTCCCGTGCGCCTGTAACCAGTTCTGCGCATCCGTTGCCATTTTTATATTCGTGACATCATGGTTTATGTCCTTTACTACCAGTTCAGTAACCTGGGGTTGCTGTAAGCCTCCTTAAAAGCCGCTTTAATGTGACTTTTATTCAGGGATGTGCCTGCACCTTTTGCCGCCAGCCACGCATGATTCAGTGTGTGAGTTAATACACGCAATCCCCCGGGCTTTTCGGCTACCCTCATCAGCAGGTCCAGCTCATCTTCCTGTGTTACTCCCCATGCTTTGGCTACAGCCATCACATCGGTCTTTTTTACTTTGCGCAGTTGTTTTGTCATGGCAAAACGGCTGAACAGACGGGCCAGTTCATCAGTCCCACGACGGGTGGCATCCGCCATCTGTTTCGGGTTGCCAATTAAAACCATCCCCACGCCAGTGGCATCCTGAATGGCGCGTAATTGCTCCAGACCATCCACACTTAAGTGATCAGCTTCATCAATAATCAGAAGGGGGTTAACACGGCCACTGGTTTCTTTACCACCACCCAGTTTTCTGCGAATGGCGCGGGTTATATTCCCCTTATTTCTTCCCGGATTATTAATTTCCAGCGCATATGCTATTTCAAGGAGGCATTCCGTTACGCTCGAATGTGCCGGAGCAAGAGTCACCATCCAGGCATTAGCTGTCCTGCGACAATATTCCCGGGCAGCAAAGGTTTTTCCGACACCCGGTACGCCAACAACGACACTGATAATCCCGAGTGAGCGCACTGTTTTAAACAGCTCATGCAAATCACAAAATGTCTGGGTCTTCACAACACCAGGGGTACCTGACAAGTTCTGTCCCTTCTGCCAGACCTGATACCATTTCTGTAATTTGTCATGCATACCTTCGACATTACCGTTGTACTCTCCTTTACGCAGAGCCGAGAGTGTTGCCGGAGACATTCCGGCTTCATCAGCAATATCTTCCTGAGACTTGTCGCCCTCGTTAATCAAAGCGTTAATAGTGTTGAAAACATCATCAATATCAGTCATAGTATTTCCTCGGTTATTTCAAATCAGCTTTGTTTCCTTTATTTAACAGTCCGTTCCCGCGGACTGTTTTTTTATTCAGGCCAGCGGATCATCTTCTTCCTGCATGGCAAAAAGTTTTTGCATCCCCAGCCGGAAATCGCGTTCAAATTCTTCGTCATGCTCTTCTTCATATTCCGGTTGCTGAACTGCCACCACATTACCAACCGGGCGATAAACATTACTCAGCCAGGGTTCAGCCTGTTTGTGTTCCAGAATCTGAATACCTTCATCTTCAGCATCACGAATTTTTTCCTCAGCGCGTTTGCGCATTCCTTTAATACGCTGCTGTTGTTTGTGATATTCAGCACTGACAGCAAAGGCTGCGCGTTTATTGCCGTTCCATATCGCCTCACAGATAAAGCTGCCGTCCTTGCGACGTACCGTAATTCGCTCGGCGTCATGAATGTCATAACTGATAAGCACTTTGCGACCGTGTTCGTCACGCAACTCCGGCGCGTAGTAAATATTGTTCAGCCACTGAATTTCGCAGCGTCTTACCGGTCGTTCCACCATTGGGCGGAACATGTCGCGCAGCTCAAGATCACTCAGCCACTCAATTTCGGTGTCTTCTTCTGCCAGGCGTTTTTTTCTGAACTCTGCCGGGCTGTAATGCCGTCCGTTCGGTTTCATCGGCAGCTCAGAATGCGGGCGGTTGTTGTACCATTCCACGCCTTCACGAATAGCCTCAATAAGCTCCGCCCACGATGGCAGCTCGCGCATTGCCGCTTTCTGGCGGTCGTTCAGAGGCTTGTCCTGTTGCAGGGCGTTAAACGCTGAACGCAGATCACGGTTAAGTACACGCAACGATTCCCGGTCAGCACCCTTGCCAAAATAGGTGCGATACCTCCTGGCTATACGCATCGGCAGTGTCCGGTTCAGGCGTTCAATAATGCCGCGTCCCTGTGGATTACCGGCAATACCGGTAGGGTGTTTAATCCCCAGGCGTGGCAGAATACCCACGACCTCTTTGTCCAGCATGTCAGCCGTTTCACCGGAACCGTTATCCGAGTAATACAGGAACGGTTTTCCGTGGTTGCGAATGCCGTGCTGTATCGCACCGGCAACGGCGAACACGTTTTCGGCAAGGTCAAGACTCCAGCCAACAACAAACCGTGTTCCACCATCGATCACAAACGTGACTTCCGGTGAGAATGGACGCCCGTGGATCGGATGCGCACATTTCAGCTTCATACCGTGACCGTCACCAATCCAGACATAATTCACCGGCATAGCTGTCCAGTCGCGGCGGGTGAATCCTTCAAGCTGACGGTATTCACTGCCGGTAACGCGCCCTTTTTGTCTCACCACTTCCGGCAGTTTTTTCATGGCATACCGGACAACATCATAGGAAGGCATCACCTCCAGCATGTACGGTTCGTCCGCATGGCGACGCTGCCATTCTGCGACAAAATCCTCGTAGGCTTCTGACATGGGTCTGCCGTTCACCTGGCGATACTGCGCCAGAAATTCAGGCAGCCAGCTGATTTCTTCCGGTTTTATTTCGTCGCGTTTTCCCGGTGCCAGTAACAGCAGCCGTTCGGCGGCGTTCTGCGACTGGTTGTATTTCAGAACCCACTGGTAAAGTGGATCGCGGCTGATAGTACGATTAGCGCCACGTTTTGCATTGGCGTTAACTGCGGCCTGTTGCAGGCGCTCCGGCAGCTCACCTTTACGGGCTTTTTCAACAAGAAAGTTAATGGCTTTCAGTCGCCCGAGGTTACCGGCGCTTTCCAGCTTCAGCACTTCCACCACCAGCGCAGCTCTTGCTTCAGATACCCGGCGCTGGTTTTCGGTCAGCGCATTCAGGCGTTCTTCCATCAGTTGTGGAGAACCGCGATATGCTTCGATTGCCTGGACAGCGTCAGGATTGCGTGTTTTTCTGGTAACAGCTTTCACTTCAGAAACATTGTTCTCTGTAGCCACCAGCTGTTCCACATAGCGTTCACGCAGTGCCTTTCGTGTTATTTCAGGCAGACAATCAATGTGGTACTCAATGGCTTTTGTGCCTTCCCGACGGCGACTAACGTCACCAAGATCACGAGAAAAACGCTGTAACGCCTGTCGGATGCCTTTTGTGGTGGCTGGCATTCCTGGTACGCCGAGCAGGTCATTTACGGTAACGTACGACTGCAT